ATACTTTAACATATTAATTCTTCCCATTAGCGGCCACCAGTTAATTGAATTTGCGCCTAAACCGCGCAATTCAATAGTTAAAGAATCTAAGAACTTTTCCCATTCTCCATCTTTTTCGCGCTCACAAAGTAAACCATATAAACGACCTTTTAATTTACTTCGATATCCATCAAAAGTAACTTCAGATAAATTGTCTTTTTCCTGCCAATTTTCTGAAGATCGCTGCAGGACTTTTTCCTCTTGACCTGTCATAAATATCTTGCTACTCCTCGACTTCGATTCGTACATTATATTCTAAATCGTTTAATTTATCTAAGTGATTAGCTGCGGAGAAATCTTTTGAAGTATAAAGCTGACCAATATGTTCCCAACTTGCCACGCATCTTTTAATCCACTCATGCTTCATATACATTGCAAGCAATTGGATTTCATCATTGGTCAAGTCGTCTTTAAACTAATATATTTTAAGTTGAGGAGCGTTCTCATCTATCTCAGCGGCGGACACTTCCTCAAAATCTAAACTCACACGTGGATATTTAAACCGAGCAATGGCCATTTTGAGAAGTTCTTGCCAATCTCGTTCTACGATAGCTAACTCTTCTTCTAATGTCCACTCGTCCGCGGTAATGCGTGCGAGAAAAGCGTCATAAACCTTCAAGAAGGGTGTTGCCATTTGTCATCACTTCTCTTCTGCGTCGTGTTTTGCGGCAATCGCATTAATAATATCAACACCGCAGTATTTTTTAATTAGGGCTACAATGCCGGAGTTAGTAACCTTGAGGTCAACTGCTAGAGTAACCGCGCTATCCTTTTCTGCATCAGTTGCATTAGGGATAAACTTAGCAAAAGCAGTAACATCATTAGTTTCTAACATTTTCTTAATTTCAGAAGCTTCAACTATATTTTCTACAATTGATACTTGCTGTTCTTCTTCGACTCCAGAAACTCGAATATAATGTCCATTTACAAGGGCCATAAATCCAGAGTCAAAAGTCATTTCTTGATAATCTTCATCACTTACAGGAATTTCACGTCCGGGTGGTAACTCACGATTAAAGCGAATATCCGGGAAAAATAGTGAAACTAGTGAAGTGCTTATATTTTTAATCTTAATTGCCATAAAATATTTCCTCCTTTTATCTCCAAAAAAGTTGGGGAGAGAGATTTAACTCTCTCCCCATATATCATCAGTTAGTAATTTCGTTACGAGCAACGAGTCCCTGATTATAGGTTTCCCAACCACTGCCCTGATCGAGCTTAGCATTGTAATAAATGCCCCAGAAGTTAGGAGTAGTGAATAGACCTACACCGCACTTAATGTAGCCCTGTAGAGTGAACTGATTGTCACCTTCGTGATCATCCCATTCACGGAAATAAGGACTGCCTTCAAATGCCATCTTGATGATCTTTTCCTTACCAGCTGGTAAGACATAAGCGAAAGATGGGTTGAACATTAACTTAGTGTTGGTTTCGTCAGTCCAAGACTGTGGCATTACAACAACTGGAGTGCCATAGAACTTGCCAACATAACCGCGATCGCGGATTTCCTGCATATCTGTATCAGAAATCTTGGTAGTGTTATTATAAATAATAGCATTTACCATTTCAGAAGCGAATTCAGGAGTGCAGTAGATGATTGGAGAACCATAAGGTGCAACAGTGTTGCAGAGCTTTCTCATGGCTTCTGGATTGAAGGTGTTAGTAGCAACCTTATTGCGTACTGGACGGCCAGCAGCGTTCCAAGAAGCTAGTAAGCAACCCTGTACCATTTCGAATAGACGATCAACAATACCTGCTTGAATTACTTCATAGATTTCAGTCATGGATTCTAGACCATCGAGATAACGTTCGAAGTCTACGTATCCAGCGCCACCGATAGCCTGGATGTATAAGTCGAAACGATCACGATCGAGACGGAAGGTCTCATAGTTACCAGATTCAGTAGCGCGAGTAACAAACTGTTTACCACGAATCTTACCGCGGGTTACACGGAACTCTGGGCGTTGACCCTGAGCATAATGTTTTACTTCTACGAACATGTCTAAAGCAGACTTAATGTCCTTTGGAAGTTCTTCTTGTAGATTCTCTTCAAGAAGTTCAAAGATGTCTTCCTTATTACGATTGAAGACGTGACGATTGAAATGAGTGCCATCCTTGGTCATTAGCTTAGCTAATTCATCACGGAGAGCGGCATCATAATCATAATCTTCAGCAGAGAATTCTGCTGGAACGGCACGACCGAATACGCCGTTCATTAAAGCTTGTAGTTTATTCATAAGTCGCACCTCCATTATAGTCTAATAATCTGATACTTAACGCCGATACCGCCGTTAGGAATCGTATAGAATTTAACAATTTTACCATAGATGCCGGCCTGAGGAGCAGACTTAACAATTTGTGGAACTGCATTAGCAGCGGAAACGGTTTCGTTCTCTCCAACAGCCTTAATAGCAACATATAGAGGATTTGCAGTAAGATCTTTCTTTAGCTCAGCTAGTAGAACTTCTTCAGAAGTCATCTGATTATTACCAGTAGTTACAGCTGGGAATACAGTATCATCATACTGTAAGCAGTTAGTAGTTACAGTGTCACCTACGCCGAGTAGACCAACACGAGGATAATCCCCAGCGATCTTGCGGCCAAAACGTTGTAGACCATAATGTTCACGGTCATATTCTTTTTCTGTAGTATAAACAATACCAATTGGTGCATCAGTTGCAGCTTCTGGTGGATTAATAGCACCAGCGGCTTTATCGCCAACGACCCACATACCATTTTCACAAGGATTTGCGCGAGTGAAAGCGGTTCCGAGAGGGGTCTGAGAAACTACCATACCAGTCTTTGGGAATGCTACTTGGTTTAGTTCGAGGCTGGCGTATAGCTTTTCATCAGGATCACGATGCTGGTCAACTAGATCGCCCACAATATTGGTAATAGGAAATCTGTGCATTGCCATAAGTTATTCCTCCTTAATTCTTGCGATATTTTTGCATAAATAACGCGAATTCATCAACAACGGGTTCTGGTAGTGGAACTGCCTTGTTGTCAGCACTGCCAGCCATTTGTTTATTAGCGAAAGTAATCGCTAACTTGCTCTCAATTTCATTATAAGAATATTCATTAATATGCTCGCGCACATCACTCATTTCTTCTTCAGTGAGAGTATTCTGATAACGTTCAATGAGAGTATTCTTTTGTTCTACTTCTAAACGAGTACGCTCGGCTTCATAAGTAGCAATCTCTTGACGTAGGTTAGCTTCAGTCTCAGACGCGGATGTTATCTGGGCCTCAAGTTCTGCGATACGAGTTTGAGCATTCTCATAATTAGTAGTCATTTCAGTTAGTTGATTCTGTAGTTCAGCAATCTGAGCTTCAAAATCAGCAGCAGGTTCTGGATCTGCCGCAGGTTCAGGCTCCACAGCTGGCTCAGCGGGTTCTGCCGCTGGTTCAGCGGGTTCAGCCACAGGTTCTGCAGCTGGTTCTGCAGCTGGTTCAGCCGCAGGTTCAATTGGAGCAGCTGGCTCCTGAGCCGCCGGTGCTTCCAAAGTTTCCGGCGCAGGAGTGGGTTCATTTACTTCGGGATTTTGTAGATTTTGATTATCCATCTGTTGTTCCCCTCCTTCTGGATTCTTTTCAGCCTCTTCAACTTGCGCCTTAAGGTCTGCTAGAAGTGAAGAGAACTTTTCATATTGAGTATTATATTGTTCGTCTTTCTGTGAGAAGAAAGCCGAAGCAGAGAAACATGGTTCGTGATTTCCTATAATACACAGCCCCATGATTTCAGCTTTGGTATAGACAAAATATTCTGTGCCATTAATATCTGCCCAGTCACCTTCGATTGAATTGATATCAAGTTCCATAGATTGATTTTGTCCTACAACGAAGTTAGCTTCGTTGAAGTATCTAGTGAATAAGACCACAGAGAAAACTGCGTATTCTCTCTCTACTCCATCACTATCTTTAAATAGTTGCCATCCATTAAATCCTTCAACATACCCGTACGCACTTGCGAGTGTGGGACCGGTATGTCCTGCCCAACCTTGGGTTTCTGGATCGAAAAATCCAACTACTGGGGTATCGCCGCGCATTGCACTAGAAATTAACATATCTGCAACATCATCTTTAATATAAGAACCATTGCGATTACCATATCTAGTAAAAACGCCAACTTGTAGGCGTCCTAAGCCCTTAGAAGCAGAAATTTCTTGTAGAGGCGATACAATTACAGCATTATCAAAATAAATTGGTATATTACGCTTCATTTTATAGTCGCCTCCTTAACTCATACTATCAATATTTGCTTGCGTTTTTTGAGATCTTTCTTCTGGAGCCAATGCTGGTCTTCCACCCTTATTTGTTATGTCTTTCGCCTAAACTGATGTTCTACTATTTTTTTCTCCAGAATTATTTTTTTTGTCAGAATTTTCTTCATTTCCTTGTGTATAAGAAGAAAGTAATGGCACCATTTTTTCATCTAGATTTAAGAACTCATTTTCAAAGTCAATTGTACTAATAAGGTTACGTTGTTTTACGCCCATTGCTACGCCAACGCGCATCTTAGAATAACCAAATTGCGCGCCAGATAAATACTGAGTTTGATAGTCCTTAATATTAAAAGCGGTTGTAGGAAGAATCTCAAAATCAAATGTAAGACCTGTACGTTTAAATCTTTCATTAATTAAGAAACGAATCCATGTTTCATACATATTTAAATATGTACGCATAATACTAGTTAAGCGATTAATAACATATGCTAAAGAAGAGCTATTATCAGCATTAAAGAATAATGAACTAACTCCTAAAGAATCCCAAGCATTATTGCTATACTTTTCAAGACGATTGTTTGCTTGAGAAGCCGCGGAAGAATCTTGTAGGCTGTCTAAGGAAGTATCACCAAAGGTAGTTAATACATCTACTGTATCCAAGTCACGTAACATATTAGCTGTGCCTGCATGAATCTATTCAACTTCATCTAATTCAAACACCAAATGTCCATTAGTATCAATTGGCATTCTCTAAATTAAGAGTTTATATAATTCATTTTCATCACGTTTTTCTTCTCTTCCAACTGCATCTTTTAATTTAAATAATTCTGGAATAGCTGATACTAATAATGGAGTTTGATCTTCTGCAAAGCAGAAAGTTACACCACCGTCGCTAGCAGGGACTCTAACCCAAGGATCCTTTAACGTATGTGCTTTCCATTGCTTCCAAGCTTTTTGAATAACTAGTGGATAGTTTAATACGGCCGCTTCACGCGCCTCATCACTATCATAGCTAGTAATAAAGTACTGAATATTAAATTCTAATATACAAAGATTATTAAAATCTTTATATCTAGTACGACAATATTCTACAGGTAAATCCTGTAATACTACTTTTTCACCTTGCTCCTAAAGAATACCATAATATACTCCGGACTTTAACCATTCACGAGTAATACGAGTTAAAGTATTCTTTACATCTAAATTTTCAATAAAGGTACAAGCGCTATAGAAAGCTTTAGTAATCTAAGCTTTTGAGCCTTTTCCAGTCTCATAGATTGGAGTCACCATGGTATCATAAAGTGATAGAGCCGCGAGAAAATCTATGGTATTGCGGTAGCGCCCATTCGTTCTATAGTAATAACGGGATAGTTCACGGATTGCAGAAATTTCACCAGCACGTATAATTAGCTCGATTTCTTCTAAAGTAAAATCTCTTTCCACAACGCCAGTATATCTATGTCCGCCCCAGCGAGAGGTACGTTCACGTGAATCCATCGGAATATAGTTAATTTTAAATGATGGTTTACTAAACAGTGCGTTAAAATTCTAACCCATAGATTTCACCTCCTACTTTTAGGAGAGAAGAATACATACTAATCCATATGTTTTTTTCTTCTACGGAAAATTTCTTTATCTTCATAATATTTTACACGATAAAGAGCATACTCAAGAGCAGAGAATCTATCTTTTTCTAGTGATTTAGATATGCGTTCCACCTTATATTTATTTTCTACTCCTGTTGGTTTAAGACGTAAATTATTTAATTCATCCATAAGACGTGATGTCATTTCATATGGAAGAAGAAAAACACGTCTATCATAGGCAGTCATACGTTGACCTTTTTTAGTCTATAGTAACTTATCTTTTATAACACGTTCATGCGCCAAAAAAGATGTAGAGCCATTGTTTATAGAAGTAAGAAATGCTGCATTGATTTCATCCTCGTTAGAAGCACTAGCTTTAATATCATAAATAATAGCATTATATTTGGGCATAGGCTCTTCTAATTCTTCATGTATGTCTGGAGGTAAATGATGCTCATTATTAAAAGTAAAATAAGCCGGAAATTGTTCTCCTGTACGCTGATCAAATGAAGGTAAAACCATAGCATCTAATAAACCAATGCCTGGGCCATTACCGTCGATAACAATTTCTCGTGGATTATACAATTGAATTAATTTCTTTAGACGTGGTGCCTATTCAGTAATATAGTTCGCGCCATTAATGACTTCAGTATAAACCACATTTTTTCTAAATCTCTACTCCCCAGGTAAGACTTTAATAACCATAATAGCGGTATTCGCGCTATAGCGGCCGACGTCGCAACCGATAATATAATAAGCATCTGGAGTATGAACATTAAATGTAGATTCACGTTCACATTTTAATAAAGAACGATGTTTATTTAAACGGCGGCTATCAAGCCATGCTTCATCACTATTGCCTGTCCATATAGAAAGATTTTCACGAGCGAAAGATTCTTCACTAACGGTATTGGAATAACGCTGGTCTAACATAGTGGCTTTATCAATAAGTCCATAGTGCAATGGAATCTCATAAGATAAGCCCCAGCAAAAATACTCTTTTGGCCGCAAGACTGCATTAACTGCGATTTCTATTAAACGTTGATACATATATACAGTGCGATCAGAAGCAGTAGTAATAAAGGTTTGAGGAGAAGAAGGCTCATCTGTATTTAAGGTACCATCAACCTCTGTGCGTTTAACATTTAATTGAGGCCATAGAACTTCAGTATATGCTTCTTCGCTAATTAATGCACACTCTTCGAGAATTGCAGCAGTTGCACGCAAACCACGAGAAGTGTCTTTAGAAACAACTGTTATTTGGCTACCATTTTTAAAGTAAAGTTCATAATAGTTATTACTAGATTTAACGCCAGTCTTACCGTCGTCGGCCCTTGTAGTCAATTCTTTTTCTAGCAAGGGCCAATGACGGAAGAACTATGCGAACTTATCACGTGCAATATTAATAACTGTACCTTTGATATCGGAGGCTATCATTATGGACGATCGTGGTAATAAAACTGCACGGACAAGCGCGCATAAATACGCTGTGAAGGATTTGGAAGTTGCACGTGTTGCAGTCCAAAAGTGATATCTATAACGCATACTCGCGCGCAAAGCGATACGCTGGAAAGGCATTAAATGAAAATTTTTTGCGTCTTCTGTATCCTGTATAGTATCTAGAAACAAATCAGGATAAAGTATCCATAGATTTAAATATTTAGTAAACAATTCCTCATTTGTGTCTAAAAACTCTTTAGTAAGAGTAATACCTTTTTCAATTGGTATTCCGTCTCTAGTAACAACTTCGGTAAAATCATTCATCTATACCCCCTCCTTTATTCAATTCGGCGGCAAGTTCTTCATTACCTTCATATTCAATATCGGCAGTATCGTCGAAATCTACTTTTTCATTTTCGATTTCTTCAAGACGTTCTGTCATATTATATTTCTCTTTCTTGTTTTCAACTTGCTCAGCAAAGTTTCCTTCATTTACAACAAGTCGTTTCAAATAGTTTTGAATATTTTCCATCATAAAGTCAATAGAATCTTGTGGCTCTGTATGCCAATTAACATGCCAGCCTTTCTTTCCATAATATACCATTAATTCGCCAACGGATTCAAAGTCAGCATTTGATTTAGAATTTGCAGCAGTAAAGTTATATGTTTTAACAATATCATCAGCTTGTTTCATCATCTTCGATACATCTACGCCTTGCCGCAATCCTTCCTTTATATGCAACTAAAGCTCACAAAAGTCCCTAGCTTTTTCCTATAAAATAGGGGTGGATACATTCTGTGTCGCTACAATCTTATTATAGAAATCATCTAGCCATACTAATTGTTCTGGTTTATACGAGCCTGACCAAATCTTTCTTAATTTTTTAAGTTTAGCATCTCCCAATGCTTTAATCTCATCATCAATAGTTCCGGCATTGCGCGCCTGCTGCCATCTCTCATTTTCTTCAGTCCAATTTAAATGAGAATAGTGATCGTCATATAAAAGGCCGAAGTATGCGGTTAATGTCTTATCTCCATGCTATTCATATAACTACGTCCATTTATTTAAATCGAATGGCAAATCTAACCACTACATCAACTTATCCACTTCATTCAAATTATCTTGTTTTATCATTGTTTCAAGACATGGAGTGCAAATATAGCATTTTCCGCCAGGAAAGAATTTGGAGGGCGTGGATTGAAAAAATTCATTAGGTTGCTCGCGCTTACACTTAATGCAGCGTCGGGTCTTTTTTTCTGAGGTCTCTGCCATCATGTACCACTCCTCGTCTTACGCGGCTTTCTCTATCACAATTTTTACAGGTGTTAGAAAGGCCATCTTTATGTGTGTTATTGCGGCTGAAGAATAAGGGGTGCGCCGGCAACAGTTTGCCGCAATGGATGCAAATTTTGCATTGCTCTTTTGGTGTCTCTTGCTCCATACGCATCATTTTTGCTACTTTTGCAATCTTATTGGGAACCTCTGTATTCACGATGGATACTAAATAATTAGGTGAATATTCCATTCCATAGGCCGCGCGCATTTCTTCCAATATATCCTCATATGCAAATCCCTACTTTCTCAAATTAATAAGGAATTTGCGCAAATCGCTAAACTCGCATAGTTCTACGTAGCGGTCGAAGTCCCATAGGAGAGTGCGGCCATATGTATCTAACTTATCTTTTAAAGCTTCATATAGCGTATTATAATGATTGAGTAATGCGCGAATATGTTTAGGATTCTCCCAATCAAAGGTATGCTCGCACACCATCCATTTAACCTATAAGTTATCCCCCTCCCCACGAGTCTCATAATCATTTAAATTTTTAGATACACGAGAGCTATAGGCATCATGTACCTTTTTCTCCCATAGCGGCACAGATACCCAATAAAAGGAATCTCCTGACCAATCATAGAATTGCGGCTTTGGATGATCGAGTTTTTGAAAATGGATTTGCGGCTTCGCGCTATCCTTCAAGTAATACTAATGCTTTCTAATATCAATGAGATTATGTTTGATTTGATAAACGCGATAGGGATCGGTTACTAAGGTATCACCTTCTGCGGGAGGAACCTTACCTTGTGCAACATCAAGCATACGCTACCACCTATCAATAATCTCCCACTATTCAACCATACCGGGGACATCGGAATCGCCAGGATCAATCATTTCGCCCGTCTTTTTATCATACTTAGGCTTAGCTATAAATGGTTTGGGCTACGTATAGGAGTCCCTTTTATACGCAGAACGAATTTGTTGTTCGTCGAAACCGGGCACTTCCATAATCTCATCCAACGATTGTACCTTATCATCTTTTGTCTTATAACTTTTATAACGTTTCTAATCTTTATCAATGGTTTCATTTCTCTGTATACTATTCTTGCCATTTTCATCCTTTCCGTACAGAATATATGAAGCCATTTGCTCAAGTTCTGTCGGAGTAGGGTTTGTACTCAATGTATCGAGAATTTCGTTTACTGCGGCTAAACGGTCAATATCTCGAACTATTGAAAAATCGAGTGAGTATTTCTTTTTCATGCTCCCACCTCCTTTCTTATTTTATCATAGTAGGTTTAGATTTGTCAAATATTTGAAAAAATTGGTGGAAAGTGGGGAGACCCCGGGTCGCCACTCGTTGCGATTTCGCGAAAATCCGGAAACATAGCCCCGGGACGCCTTATTTTTCAACGGATACAAGTTTTTTTGAAAAAAAATAAAAAAGCTGTAAAAAAGGTTGTTTTTACCCCTGTACTATGGTATTATGTACGTGTCGGGAGGACAGCACCCGGCACCGAACCTTGACAGTTGAATAGCTCCGGAACGAAAAACAGCCCGGATAAGGCGTGTTGAAGGTGTGTTTGCTGTGCCCATCTTCAACCGGACGAATAGCAAGGCCGTGAAAAGCTGAGCGATGAGGGCACAGGGGATTGCGCCCCTTGTGCCGGGAGGGTGTGAGTTAGGTGTTATCACCGGGGTAGTAAGCTGAAACCATCAAACGACATTCAAGAAAGGGGATTATACCATGAAAAAAATCGAAAAGCTCGCCGCTGAACTGTCCTTCGCCGCTGAACTGGCACGGCAGGACGTGACCAACAACCGCAAGGGAATCCGCACCGGCTCCACTGCAAGCCACTGCAAAAAGGCCGACTATGCCGTCCGTGACTATCTGATGGCAAAGGGCGTCGGCTCCACTGACGATGTGCATTGCCGCCCGGGCGATAAGCACGACTGGGATCTGGTTGTGCGCCGGGTGCGCATCGTAGGTGAAACCAAAGTCGGTGAGGGCGCTGTGCGCTACGCTAAGTGCGCCGCTGACCTCGACTTTGACCCTGCGAATATCTACCCTGACGTTGATTATATCGCTTACTGCGCCGAACCGCGTAAGCTCAAGGCCCACCCTGAGCGCAAGGGCGAACTGTTCCGGGTATTCACTCGGGAGCAGTTCATCGGGGTGCTGACCGACTGCGGCAAGGGCGGCCTGACCGGAAGCCTGCGCATCCATCAGCAGACTACGGGAACTTGGCAGTTGGAAATCAAGGCTTGGGTCACCAGTCAGTGCTGTGCTCGGCTCGCTAAGTACGAAGATTGGGTCAGCGCTAACAAGGTGCCCACCCTTGAAGAGTTCCGCCGGGTGCTGAGGGGCTGAGCCCCTCAGCCCCTCGGGGCGATTAATCATATCACACCACGACAAAAGAAAGAGAGGAAAACTACAATGAAGAAAATCACCGCTGACTTCGCCGCCCTGACCGCCACCCTTTGCACCGTATTCGAGGGCCTTGACCTTGAACAGATTACGGACTTTGTAGGCTATGCCACTCGCAAAGATGCACGGCACCCCTTCGCCACGAAGGGCCATGCCTACCAGATGCACCGGAACGTCTATGACATGGGCTATGACACCGCTGACTACATCATCACCAAAGTGTTCGAGGATAACGGCGACATTATGGTTACTTTCATCGAGAGGACAAATGAAGGATACAATTGCCCTGAAGAAATCACGGAATGGACTTTCGAAAAAAGCGACTTCATGGTCGATATCGTAGGAATCGACCTTGATACATACTGGGGAGAGGGCTGAGGCCCTCTTCCCTAACACTTAAAAAAGAAAGAGAGGACAGAAAAAATGAAATATTATGAATGTTGGGAAAATAATGGATCGTGGCTTATGTACGAAGTCACCAACTATGGGCAGTCATGGAAATTAATCAAAACGTTCCGGACCCGGAAGGGCGCAGAGAATTGGGCAAAAAAGAATTGGTACCGGGTAGAGTGGCGCTAAGGCGCCACCTCCCTTTTTTTGTACTGTCAAGTTAGTCATATCTAACTCATAACACATTTTTAGGTGTTAAGTTTTTTTAATGTTAAGATTTTTTAGGTGTTAAGATTTTTCGTTATTAAGATTTTAGTTGTTGAAAATTTTTAGGTGTTAAGATTTTAGATTAAAATTTTTTAGGTGTTAAAATTTTTTAGGTGTTAAACACCCAAATATATATGTTGACAGGTCAGGTCACTATGTTGTATAATAAGTATCATATAGAGGGAGGGTTGTTCATGAAGGAAATCATGGGCGGATTATGGTTTGCTGGTCTGCTGGCCTGGGCGCTGATAGGGCTGATGCCCGGCCTGGTACTCTTTGGATTGGGTGCGGTAGCGGGAGCTGGAGAGCTGGTCAAGGAGCGTCAAGCTGCAAAGCAAGCTGCGAGCTGGCGCCGTACATATCCACCATACAGATACTAATATGTATATACATATATACATGTATACGTTTTTAGGTGTTAAACACCTAAACATATTGATTGACATAGATATATATATATACGATATACTATAGTTGTCCAAAGGACAGAAGAAAGGAAGGTAAACAGAAATGAAGCAGACTAAAGTTATCATCGCCGCAACAATTGTCACCATTATAATCATGCTCTCTTGTGCATATGCAATGCCAGCGGTTGCCGAAGTAGGCGACCGTGGTGAGTTCTACCCTCGCTTGACAGTTGTCGTTGAGAAAGAACATATAGTTAATACTGGCTTGTGGGTTATCTACTGTCAAGACAAGAACGGCAATTTGTGGGCCTTCTATGATGATGAAGGAGAATGGGACGTTGGTGATATTGCTAACTTGCTTATGTGGAGTGTTAGCGAACATGAAGAAGAGGACGAAATAATCGAAGTATATTGGGAAGGATATACAGACTGTATTGATAACTTTTTCCTGAATCTTCGTTAGCGCCAATAACGGCGCTTATCATATTTAGGTGTTAAACACCTAAATATACGTCTTGCAATTTCAAACCTATTTTGTTAAAATATATTCGTAAACAGGGAGAAAAAACAACTCCCGAAACTAAAGGAGGATTAACCCATGATTAGCGCAAAAGAAGCAAGAGAAAACGTTATTAATTACGAAATCGAACGGCGTCAAATGATTTCAGAAAAAGTAGCCAAATTGTTTCCCATAATTAGCAAAAATATCGAGTATCTGTCTAAAAAAGGATATCACGAAACTACCTTATATATCTATCGTGATCTCTTGTGCGATGAAAGAGAAATCGCCGCCAAAATCATTGCCACCGAATTAAAAGAAAATGGATACACAATTACAAAAAATGATTGGGATAACGATAACTTATCTTTCAAATGGTAATTTCATCCCAAAACCAAAATTTTCCAACTTGCGACAAATTGCCGCAAGTTATCCCAAAACTACTTTTAGGTGTTAAACACCTAAATCTACCTTATTGACGATTTCCCGATTCTATGGTAATATTATGATACTTCCTAAAGGGAAGAAATAAAGAAAAGAGGTTAGGAACTATGACGAATCATGAAATGGCAATCAAGACAGCGCAGAACATCGAAAACAATCTGTATGCAAAAAATCTGTTCGATCGGTATGATGCCGATCCCGAATCCCTGACCGATGCGGAGTTCGGGGAAATGATGCTTTGGGCGGATCTGGCAATGCCGTTGGACGATGACGAAATGATGATCGCACTTCAGTATGATCTGTTTGATGACTAAAAATATTGGGCGGCCCGAAACCGCCCGATATTTCATTTTGGTTTTTAGGTGTTAAACACCTAAAGTTACTTCTTGTTTTTTTCCCTAAACTATGATATCATTATTACATCAAGAGGGGAGGAGATTTCATGAAAGTAACCACTTACAATTTCTTTAAGGTTTCTAATACTTATCAATTTGTAAATGATGGAAAACTCACAACCTTTTCAAATGAGATGTTCAGTTGCTTACTTAATCAATATAAAATTATGGGATACAAAGTAATTCTTGAAACAGATTATACTGTCTCTATAACTAAAATAGAAAATGAAATTGAGAATTTTATTTGCCTACTGAATAAGTAGGTTAATTCCCAATACTATTTAGGTGTTAAACACCTAATTTTACCCCATTGACATATAATAGGAATAGTATATAATATATAATGTAATAAGGAAGGAAAACCTTAAACCAGAGAGGAACTAACCATTATGAAAACAATCAACGTTGTGAAAATGTCCAAGGGCTACTATGTTACCAAACTGTGGTATAACCGCAATATGGGTTCTCAGTGGTGCAAGACCAAAGCCGCCGTTGACAAAATCCGGCGGGAGTGGGTGGGCAAGTAATGCCCACCGGGGGGGATTCGTCCCGCTTTTCTCTTGTATATTTTAGGTGTTAAACACCCAAAAATACCGTATTGACGATATGTGCAATTCATGTTATAATAAGGCATCAAATGAGGGAGGGAATCACGATGATTAATGTACGGACACTGCGGAAACTGGCTAACAACGACGGGCTGACACTGAAGGGAGGAAAAATCATCCGGTACAAAAGCGGATGGCAGGTTGCTGACTATGGTTACGAGCTGCGGACAGCTGAAGAAGCGATCAAGGTTGTGCGCCAGCTGAAGGGTGACTGCGGCATCTGGTACGCTGACGGAATCTATTACATTGATCACAGTTTCCGCATCAGCACCAAAAAAGAAGCGCTGGCCATCGGCCGCAAATATTCTCAAATATCAATTTGGGGCTGGAAAACACAGAAACTTGCTTATTGCTAAGCACAGCGCCCGATACCGGGCGCAACTTCATTTTAATATTTTAGGTGTTAAACACCTAAATTTACCCCTTGTGTTATTCCCGAATCGGGTGTATAATTATTACAGAAATTGAGGGGAGGACAAAATCATGAAGTACTACGAGATTTGGGAAAACAATGGCCGGTGGATG